CAAAATCCTCAGGTCGCGACGTCTTAACAAAACGTTTCGATAGACGACTATGTGTTCGCCTCCCTCATTCGGGCTGGGCCAGGTTATAGGCAGTGTTTGTTCTTCGTTGAGTTTAAGTATCATATTGACTGGTACCAGACTATTGCCTGGTATTCGTCCGTTTGGTACTGACGGCTCAAGGATGGTTCTAGGTGGTTTCATTACTATCTAGTGTTCAAAACTACATAATGCGGGATCACAGGGTGTATGCATGCTCTAGGAAAGTACCCATATATATGGCACTTAAGAAGAGCCTAGATGAAAGTAAAATCATCGCTGCACTGCTCTGTGACATCAACATGATGCATGGAGACGTGTTTTCACGATCAAGTCTACAGAAGACGCTTAGAAAGGTCAACTCTAGACTCGCTGCGGAGGGGCTATGTTTTCTCACGAAAACACTGCCTCGTATTGGTAAGTACCTTGATAAGGCGCTTACAGGGACATGCAAATTCAAAGCTATCCACTTGAGGTTAAAATCTCAAAAGGATAGTGAACTGCCCATTTTTATGGGAGAGTTTCTGAATCGCGTGTTCGACAATACGGGACAAATCCTACCACAGCCTTGTGTCAGTTCTGTCGGAGTTCTTAGGCAGTTCTACTATTTGTTTTATAAGTATGAACTCCCTTACTCGGCTGAACAGGAACTGGAAGTCATTGCTAAGTTTGAAAAGACTGAGCAAGACTTATTTATTGTTGATGCCCAATTACAAGCAATTGGAATTGTGCTAGACAAAATGCAACCTACTGAGCGAAGACGTATGAACGTCTGGACTCAGGTAAACGTTGCACGCGAAGCAAGAATTCTTTTATCAAGAGTTTTTGCTTATTTCGATCCTACTGATATTGACCCCATGCACGGACCAGGAGTAGTTGCAACCAAGCAACGTCTCTGGTCTAAGTATGAGTTCAAGAATATCAGCCGTCGAATCACAGACGTGTACCCGTTAGACGCCTATTTCTATGCGTCGGCTGGCCACGTATGTGATGTATATGATGCCTTTAAAGACATCACTGATATGGATCTTCCCGCACGAGTAATACTCGTACCGAAAGATTCACGCGGCCCTCGTCTTATCTCTTGCGAACCCGTGGATTTCCAATGGGTTCAAGGAGGTTTGAGGAAGGCTATAGTTAACCATGTCGAAACGTCGGACCTAACTAGGTTTAACGTTTTCTTCACAAATCAACAGCCAAACCAGTTTGGAGCCCTACTTGGGTCACAAGCTGGTAAGTATGCCACACTTGACCTCAATGAGGCAAGTGATCGCATATCTGTTGAATTGGTTCGCCTGCTCTTTCCAGCTCACCTATTTAGGTACCTGGAAGCGTGCAGGAGTTCGGCTACGGTTCTCCCTAACGGTAAGGTTTTACAGCTTAGAAAGTTCGCACCAATGGGAAGCAGTTTATGCTTCCCCATATTGGCGCTTTCAATCTGGGCTATCCTTACTGCGGCTGCACCGGACAGAGATACCCGCGAGGGTATCTTAGTGTATGGTGATGACGTCATCGTCCCAGCAAGTTTTGCTGTTGATGCGATGGAACAGCTAGAATCATTTGGTTTGAAAATTAACCATGATAAAAGCTATACCAGTGGCCTCTTTCGAGAGTCATGTGGCACAGATGCCTTCAAAGGCGTAAATGTCACTCCTGTTCGCTTGCGAACAGTCTGGTCGTCCTCACGTTCGCCCGAGTCTTATACTAGTTGGATCGCTTACGCGAACTCCTTCTATGATAAGGCGTACTACGCAACCTACGATTACATCACAGGCTGCTTGCACCGTTTATACGGTACAATACCGGATAAAGGCATGAATCTTTCATGCCCGAGTCTTGCCAATGTACCAAACGAATGGATGCCAAAACGTCATCGAACAAATCATTCTCTCCAAAAGAGAGAGTGGTCGGTCCTTGACGTCTCAACACCTAATGTAAAGTATACAGGCGGAGGATGGATCAGTTTGCTTCGCTATTTTGCGGAGAAAGCTAATTCACTCAACCGTCTTCCTTTACACGAACGTCTAAGCGTCGATATCGACGCCGAAGCGTTTTCCGTCGGCTCATACACGCACCGACACGTTAGTAAACTAACGCGTAAGTGGC